AATGACCAACCTTGTGAAGTCGAACTTTCTCGGTATGCCTGTCTCGGGTGAGCTGCGCGAGGGCTCCTCTCGCGTGGACCAGAAGCCCGTTGAGGACCTGGCCCCGCTCCTTCAAGCCCTCCTGAACGACCCGACCATCACTGAGTTCGGGTGGACCCAGTACACGCCCTATTTCAACGATGGCGATGTCTGTGAGTTCAGCGTCGGTGAGATCTGGGTTCGCACCACTGAAGAGGTGGACAACGAGAAGCGCGAGTACGACGACTACGACCTCTCCCTCTGGAACCATCCGAGCCTTGGCCACGGCGTATACGACTACGTAGGCGAAGGGTGGGAGAGTCAGTACGTCGAGGTCGGTTACGAGGGGACGGACGAGAAGCGCTATCGGCGCGTCAAGGCCCTCAACGAGGCCATCACCAGCGGGCAATACGAGTCGGCCCTTCTCAACGCCTTCGGGGATCACGCCCTGGTGACCGTCCGGAAGGACGGCATCGAGGTTGAGTTCTACGAGCACGACTAAGGAGAACCCCCATCTACAGCCTTCCACAGTCGGTGTTGGTCAAGGGAGCGGCAGGGGAACCGCTCCCTTCTCCATTTGTGGGCCTGGCTCGTCATGAGGTCGAGTTCCGGCGCGGTGAGTTCTCGCTCGTCGCTGCCGGACCCGGCACAGGCAAGTCACTGTTCGCCCTGAACCTGGCGCTGTACGGGAACATCCCGGTGATGTACTACAGCGCCGACAGCAACGCCGCTACCCAGCTCACCAGGGCCACGGCCATCCTCACGGGCGACAACGTGAGGGACGTGAAGAGCCGGCTCCTGAAGGACGAGTTCGGGGAGTACCTGAAGTACCTCGCGAAGCGGTGGTGGATCAGGTTCAACTACGAGGCTCGACCCACGCTCATGACGATTGAGCGTGACCTCAAGGCATACCGCGAAGTGTTCGGCATATTCCCGCACTTGATCGTGGTGGACAACATCACCAACGTGGCCGGCGACGCCGCGAACGACAGCGCGGAGTCCTTCACCTTCGGCTTGGAAGCCATGTGCGAGTACATGTCTGACATGGCTCGGGTCACCGGCGCCCATGTCCTGTCCCTGCACCACGTAACGGGCGAGTACTCCGATGGTCTCCAGCCCATCCCGCTCTCGGGCGTGAAGGGCAAGATCGGCCGTGTCCCGAATGTGATTCTGACGATCCATAAGGAAATCGACGGCATGGACGGGAGAATCCTCCACGTCTCCCCGGTCAAGAACCGGGAAGGTTTCGAGGACTCATCTGGACAAACCTTCTCGTCCTACGAGTTCAACAAGGTGAACATGCAGCTCACGGACGTGGCAGGCGGCCTCTAAGTAATCTACGTCACACGGAATCGAGGCTTCCGAAACTTGAAACTGCGACGCCCGCGATCTATGTTGGTAATAGGGAAAGGGGAGGGGAAATGAACCGAACTTGCGGATACGACCTCAAGCGCGAAATCGTGGATGTTCTTCTCAATGAGAACCCGCAGATCTCGGGCAATCAGATTCAGAAGGCCGGTGGGGGTGTAGTCGCTCTCGTTCTCACAGTTGAGAATGCGAAGCGAATGCGGGTCTACCGTCTGGCGAAGGAACTGAAGTTCCACACTCGCTACAGCGCCGCTCAGGTCGTCGCAGTGTCGATGCCGACCGAATCCGGGCCGGCATGGGAAGTCCTCCCCCTATCTCATCTCCAGAGCCTTGCCGATGAGGCTGTCTCCCTCAAGAACCAGCTCAAGCTTGAGGCGGCTCTGAGGCCGCGTGTCTAAACCTCGTGCCGGATACCGGCAGTGCACGCGATGTCAGAAAAACCGTGCGGAGAAATTCTTCACCCCGAAGGGTCGGGTGTGCTCGACCTGTAGGAAGTCGACTCGAAGGGCTGCGTCACACGAATCCCGTGTGACCAACACCTACGGTCTAGCGGCTGGGGAATATCAGGCCCTCTTCGAGTACCAAGGCAAGGTCTGTGCCATCTGCACGGAGCCGAGGCGATACCGGCTCGACGTAGACCACGACCACAAAACCGGCCTCGTACGCGGACTCACCTGCCGGGCCTGTAACCGGAAGATCCTCCCGTACGCCAAGGACAATCCCGCAATTCTGCGCAATGCAGCCGCTTACCTAGAAGACCCTCCAGCGTCCCGATTGCTTGGGCCGCGGTACCACGTGGATAACCGAGAGGCAGACGATGTCTGAGGCGAGCATCAAGTTCGACTACCGCAAGTGGCGTGGTGAGAAGGAATACATGGGCTGCGCGAACCGCCAGTACAACTTTCCCGTTCACGTGAGGCGGATCGGTGACCAGCCGGCAACCGCAAGCGGTCGTTAGGCCGCCAATTGCTGAGGTGCTGAAGCACTACTACTCAATAGACGTGAAAGAGCGGGCAGGGTGGTCCAAGATCCCCTGCCCGCTTCACGTGGACGAGAATCCCAGCGCCTCAGTGAACACAGAGAAGCAGCGATGGAACTGTTTCGTCTGCGATGTCTCTGAAGACTCGATAGACGTTGTAATGCGAGAGGAAGGACTTGGCTTCCGAAAAGCTCAGCTCTGGGCACATGAACGGTTCGGTGGAGGCGGCTCGGACGTACTTCCAGCAGTTCAAGGGGAGTCCGGCCGAGGAGTACATCAAGGCTCGCGGCCTGGGAGACGTGGCCGAGAAGTTCCGCCTCGGATACGTCGGTTCGGCGCTGACTGGTCATGAGCAGCGAACGGGAATGCTGGTTCTCCCGTATCTGCGGCCGGCAGGCGGACCCCATGGCGTCGCCACCGTGCGATTCAGGTGTATCGCTGACGAATGCGTGAAGGACGAGGCAGGTAACTACTTCGCCCCCACCCGCAAGGAAAACCACGACAGTCACAAGAAGTGGTACGGGAAGTACTGGGGTCTCCCCGGTGACGCGCCCCGGCTCTTCAACACGACGGCTCTCATCACCGAAACCCCGTTCATCGTCGTCACCGAAGGCGAGTTCGACGCAGCGGTCTGGGAATCCGTTGGGGTGCCGGCCATCGCCTATCAGGGCACCGGCGCATGGCGAGACCACTTCATCCCGCCCCTGATCGGATTCGAGACCGTTTACGTGATCGCTGACGGAGACGAGCCGGGAATCAAGGCGGCCGAGAAGCTTGCCGCCCTTCTCCCCAATGCCAAGGTCATCGTCTTCACCGATGGCCACGACACCAATTCATTCCTTCATGAGTACGGGGCTGCTGCCCTGCGAGAAAGGATCGGCCTGTGAAGTCGAAGTGGAAGCCCGGAACGCGAGTCCGGGTGAAGGCCACCCTGAAGGACGGGACGGCCGGCCTCACGGGAACGGTCGAGGCCGTGAACTATGCCCAGGTCGAGGAGGCCACCTCGGTTCTTCTGGACAACCCTGACGGCGGATTCGATGCCCTGGGCGCGTTCTTCGAGGATGACGAGCTGGAGGCCGAGTGAGCTTCGAGCTTGGGCAGATCGTCTCCATCTCCCGCCCCTCCACGATCTACACGCGGCAGTTCAAGGGCGAGCGGGCTGTCATCACGAACCTCCACGAGGGCGACCCCTTCCCCTACGAGGTGACGTTCGCGAGTGGTATCTCCCTCGCCTTTGCCGGGGACGAGCTGTCGTCACTGGGCGGCGACGAGAAGCCGGACGACGAGGTGAATCACCCGTCGCATTACACCTGGCTCCCCAACGGCGTCGAGGTCATCGACATCACGGAGCTTTTCAACTTCACCCTTGGCAACGCGCTGAAGTACATCATGCGCGCCGGCCACAAGCACGACGAGCCGCTTACGGACCTGCGTAAGGCGGCCTGGTACATCAACCGCGAGATAGAGCGTCTGGAGAATGCGTGAAGCGCGTTGTAGTCGTATCCGACGTTCAGGCGCCTTTCGAGGACAAGAGGGCTCTCAAGAACGTCATCCAGTTCATCGGGGAGTATCAGCCGGACGAGGTTATCCAGATCGGGGACCTGGTGGACCACCCGGCCCCGTCCCGTTGGTCCGCGGGGACCAGGGCGGAGTTCGAGGGCAACGTGATCAAGGATTCCGAGTACGTCAAGGCGTACTTCCTTGAGCCCCTGCGGGACGTTTACAGCGGCCCCGTGGGAATCCTGGAAGGAAATCACGACGAGCGCCCCCAGAAGTACCTTGCGAGCCGGGCGCCGGCACTTGCAGCACAGGACTCGTTCTATCGCTTTGAGAATTTGTTGGACTTCGAGTCCTACGACGTTCGGAAGCTTCAGCCTTACTACAACTTCGCGCCAGGCTGGGTAGCGATTCACGGGCACGAGTCGCCCGGCCTGAATCAAGTGCCCGGTGCCACGGCCCGGCTCAAGGCCGTGAAAGCGGGTGTCTCGGTCGTCATGGGCCACACTCACCGCCTGGCGGTCTCGCCTCACACAACGGGCCATAACGGGAAGCTGAAGACCATCTACGGGTTCGAGGTCGGGCATCTCATGGACGTGAAGAAGGCCGGATACCTGAAGAACGGACCCGCTAACTGGCAAAAGGGCTTCGGCCTCTTCTATGTCGGTAAGTATGGCGCCACTCCTCAGGCCATTCCGGTTGAGGATGACGGCTCTTTTGTCGTGGAAGGTGTGCGGTACGGGGAGATCAAGCGTGGGCCTCGGGGCCAGTTCGCGCAAAAGGGAAAGAGTGAATGACGGACATCATCAACTGGGAGCCGCTTACGGCCCTTGCAGAGAAGATCGCATACGAGATCGCGGGTAAGTGGCAGATCGTTGAGCCTGACGACGTGAAGCAGGAAATCATGCTCCACGCGGTGAAAGAGCAGCACATCGTCTCTCAGTACCAGGGCAATGAGGAAGTTCTCCGGAAGATCTTCTACACCGCAGGCCGGCGCTATGCCGCCAAGGAGCGGGCGTATCTGGATTTGATGGATGACCAGTACTTCTATACCCCTGACGAGGTGCGGGGGGTGATGCGGTCGTTCGTCTACACAGACGCCGAGGTGTCTGACCAGATCGGCAAGAAGGACGACCTGACCCGTTGTGTCATAACGGACAACATCCTCTCTGCCCGGATGGACGCCGAGAAGGCCATCAAGCGCGTTAACCGTGATTACCAAGAGGCGATCATGCGGCTGTTCGTCTATGGCCTTTCGCCCGTGAACGAGACCGATCGCAAGCGGGGATATCGAGCGATCGACGCTCTCACCGCTGAGATGAACCGAAACATACGAACAGGACGGTAAGACCCTGACTGACTGGAAGACCCCCACTGCTAAGACTGTCTATGAGCGCACCTACCGGCGAGAGAAGCCGGACGGGACGTTGGAGACCTGGCCTGAGACCGTGCGGCGCGTGGTCGCCGGCAACGTGGCCCTTGTCGATGAGAGGTACATCGAGCCGGGTGAGGCTGAGCGCCTGGTCGAGCTGATCGAGTCCTGGAAGGTGATGCCCGCGGGGCGTCATCTGAAGTCGAGCGGCGTCAACGATTACGCGCTCAACAACTGTTGGGCTGCGGGCTGGTACCCCGAGTACCCTGAGGAACACTTCACGTTCACGCTGCTGCGGCTCGCAGAGGGCGGAGGCGTCGGAGCCAACTACAGCAACCACTACCTCAGTGAGTTCCCGGACATCGTGAGCCCGGTGAAGGTGCACATCGTGTGCGACCCGAGCCACCCTGACTTCGAGGAGATGGCTGAGGCTGGTCTGATCTCCACGGAGTACAGCCACACGTGGGCCGGCGCCTACGGCGTGGAGGACTCCCGAGAGGGTTGGGCGGAGGCCCTGGGCGATCTCATCCGGACTGCCCACGATTCCAAGACCCGGCACCAGGACCGCGTGTATGACGTGTCCCGAGTCCGGTTCAAGGGCGCCCCGCTGCGATCCTTCGGCGGGACCGCTTCGGGTCCGCTGCCGTTCGCTGAGATGTTGGTGAACGTCGGCAAGATCCTGACTCGCGCTGTGTTCGGGCCTGTTATGTGGGCTCCGCTTGACGGCATGTCTGCCATGGAGATCGATCACGAGATCGCCCGGTGCATCGTCTCCGGTGGTGTCCGTCGCTCCGCTCGCATGTCCATCATGCGATGGGACGACCCGCAGATTGACGAGTTCCTGGCCTGCAAGGCGGACCAGTCTCGGCACTGGACAACGAACATATCGATCGAGGTAGATGACTCCTTCATTGAGGCGGTACACGACGGGCACATAGGTGCTCAGCTCGTACTCAACCAGCTCGCTGAGTCTGCCCTGACCAACGGGGAGCCTGGCTTCTGGAACTCGTCTCTGAGCGCCGTTGGCGAGGTTGATGGGGTCTACACCACCAACCCATGCGGGGAGGCTTTGCTGACGCCTGCCGAGCCGTGCAACCTCGGTTCGGTCAACCTCGGGGCGTTCGTGGACTACGACGGCAACGTCGACACGGGCGGGCTGTTGGAAGCTCACCGCCTGGTGACCCGGTACCTGATCCGGGCCACGTGTGCGGGGGTGGCCGATCCCAAGTCCGCGGTGGCCATTGCTCGTTACCGGCGTATCGGTGTTGGTCACTTGGGCTTTGCCGATTTCCTGGCCAAGGCCGGGCTTCGATACAGCGAGGCGGCCGAGAGTTGGCAGGTTCAGCAGACGCTCAAGCTGCTGGCCGAAGAGGTGGACGCCGCTGCCGTTGAGTACTCGAACACCATGCGTATCCCTGTCCCGATCAAGAAGCGGGTCATCGCCCCCACGGGGACGATTTCCAAGGTGGCTGGTGTATCTGGAGAGGCGGCTCATGCTCCTTTCAGCGATTACTTCCTTCGTCGTATCCGGTTTTCTATGGTGGAGCCGGAAGAGGTCCGACAGGTGGAGGAGTACCGGAACAAGGGATACAAGGTCGAGCCGTGCATCTACGCGGCGAACACGATGGTGGTAGAGATCCCGACCAGGGACCCGCTTGTCAGTGAGGTCATGGACCCGTCCGTGATCGAGCACGTCGGCATGTTGTCCCTTGAGGACATGCTGTCGGTTCAGGCCCTCTACCAGGAGTATTGGGCTGACCAGGCGGTGAGTTACACGGCCTCCGTCGACCCTGAGCGGTACACCGTGGATGACGTGGCCCGCATCCTGCTGGAGTTCATGCCCCGGCTGAAGGGCTCCACGATCTTCCCCGAGCTGTCTCGGGACCAGGCTCCGTACGAGCGGATCACGCGAGAGCAGTACATCGTGATGGCTGCCCGTGTCGGCATCGAGACCGAAGACACCGGTTTTGATGAGATTTGCGCCAGTGGTGCCTGCCCTATCTGAGTAATGCAAGTGAAAGCCGTCACAGCGGCTAAAACTTGAAACTGCGACACCAGTACCGCACTATGGAAATAGAGGAAGAGGTTCCGAGTGAGCTATCCGGACCCGTTTGACGAGCGATCCCCTTGGGATGAGGCCCCTGAAGCACCGACGAAGGAGAACAAGCCTGTGACCACTGCTGCCCCTGAAGGTCCCGCACCTTTCAAGATCGGATTCACTCTCAAGGCCGGAAATGGCTTTGACGCTGAATGGCTCACCCCCGCCGTCTACGGCCACAGCGCAGAGGACACCGCCCGTCGCGGCGCCGAGCTGCTGACCGCGATGAAGAACGAGGGTCTGATCGACCTCACTTCGAAGGCCGCGGAGTACACCCGCAGCCAGTACAAGGGCAGCGGTGCCAACCCTGGGGGCGGTGGCGCCCCGAAGCGATTCAACGGCGGCAAGGTCGAGCAGCGCGGCGGCGGAGGGTCGGCGCCGCAGGTGGCCGGCGACGACTGCCCTCACGGTCGCTCTCTCGTCTCGAAGTCCAATTGGTCGGCTCTGTTCTGCCAGGCCGAAGACAAGGGTTCGCAGTGCGAGCCGCTGTGGAAGCAGAAGGACGGCAGCTTCAAGGCCAACAAGTAACACCGCACGCTGTTGATGGGGAGCCGGGTTCGGCCTGGCTCCCCTTTTGCATGGGAGAAACATGGAATTCCGGTCTGCCGTGGGTGTCAGTCTCATCAAGTCAGATGCCTATGACCACGACGTGACGATGGCTGCTCGTGTCTCAACCCTTGGCGCTGAATCGGCCGACTTTGACGCTGACCTTCCCGTTGAGGGCCTGATCAACTTCCTCATGCGCGACCGTCACGGATCGCCTTTCGAGCACACCAGCTTCACTTTCTTGATCGAGGCGCCCATTTTCGTAGCGCGTGAATTCATGCGCCACAGGGCCGGATGGTCTTACAACGAAGAGTCCGGAAGGTATAAGGAGCTGGAGCCTGTCTTCTACAAGCCCGCGGATGGTCGTCCACTGCGGCAGGTTGGGAAGCCGGGCAAGTACCAGTTCGTTGCTGGCGACTACAAGCAGCAGCGAGCCGTAAGCGGTGACATTGAGCGAATCAGTACCGAGGCATACAGCGCTTACAAGCGGCTGCTGGATCTCGGTGTTGCCCGCGAGGTGGCCCGAATGGTGTTGCCGGTGAACATCTTCACCAGCTTCTACGCGACCTGTAACTCACGCTCGCTCATGCACTTCCTTAGTCTCCGTACGCAGCGGGAGAATGCGCGATTCGCGTCCTTCCCACAGCAGGAAATCAGGATGGTCGCAGACCAGATGGAGGCCATCTTCTCGGCCTACATGCCGCTTACTCATGCCGCATACGAGAAGCACGGAAGGATTGCCCCGTAGTGAAGCACCTTGCTGCCGCATTTCTGCTGATCACCCTCACCCTGGGTTTCATCGCCACCAGGGCTTATGCGCCCTGTTCGGTCTGGAACCTCTCGAACGCAAGTGACGTACCGGCGCGGTGCGTCATGCACCGATAAGGAGCCCTCTTGCCAATCATCTACTTCTTCACTGGCATGGCGGCGATGTACTTCATCCTCGCCCTCGCTGCGGCGGCGCGAGATGGCCGCTAAGACTCTGTTCCACGACGAAATCCAAGTCATCGGCTGGGAGAACGGCGGGGTTTCCGTCGTCTGTAAGCACTGTGATTTTGAGCTGGGCGGCGGTGGTTGTGACTGCTGCTCTGACAACGAAGTGACCTTGGCTGATCTGGTGAG